TGGGGTAAAATACCAATACTACATGAAAACTGGAGTGTTCCCCTTGACTACAAATATAAAGCAAAAGATGCAGAAAGTTTTAAAGAAACCTATAAAAAACTCTGTAATGATAGTTATGAAGAAAGACAAACAGAACACAAAAAACTAAAAGATTGGATGATAAATCACTTTTCTAATAAAGATGAATGGAAAGAAAAACTTTTAGATATTTATAACGGAGAATAATATATAAATAATGGCAAGAAATAATTTATCTTTAGGAAATTTATACAGAGCAGTTAGTGGTTCGGCAAGAACTTCACAACAGGCATCAATTGGACAGTTTAGTGGAAACGCTGCAAACTCCTCATTACTTGGATTTGCGGCAGATTTGGTTACTGTAACAGTTCCAACATTTACTTATATAGTAGAAAGTACCACAGAAAACGCACAATTTTCATTTTCAACAACTGGTTCACTTTTTTATTCTAAAGTTCAACAAGTTACAAATAATTATACTTGTTCATTTGATAATGCAAACTTTACGGCAGGAAGTAGAACATACGCAACAGGACCAACTATAGTTCCTTTAACACCAGCGGCAATTTCAGTATCAACATATTCAGAAGCACAATCTGTATTAACAATGAAATATCAAGATGGGTATAATGTTGGTGCTACAAATTATGGTGCAGTAACTACAAAAACATTATATGCAGTAGATGTTTACAACACAATTAACCAACCAGATTTCTGTTTATTATTTGATACTCCAATAACAAAAGGAGATAATACTATTGTAAATGTAGAAGATTTGGCAGTTGGTGATGTTATTAAAGCATGGGTGCCAGCAGGATTACCTGATGAATCATTAGATGGTACTGATACCGGAGAAACAGAATGGAGAATGTTTAATTCCGAAACGGCAGCAGGTGAATATCAAGATGTAACAGTATCTGATATTACATTTAATTTTGCAACTGGATATTATAACATTAATAATGGTTTAATAAAAGCAACCGGAACTCACCCATTATATGTATTTGATTTTGAAACACAAAAATATCATTTTAAATCTGTAGAAACTATATTACCAGGTGATTCGGTATTAACTTATGATGAAACTAATGGATTGGTTGAAGTTTTAGTTTATGATGTAGCTAGAATAACAGAAGATGTTGAGATTGTAACACTTAACGTAGAAAATGCTGACGTTTACTTGGCAAACGGTGTAGTATCTCATAATAAAGGTACTACTACTCAACCTTATATTCCATCTTCTGGATTAAGATTGTATTTAGAACCTGCTAAAACTGCATCATTTGCATCTGCTACATTACCTGCAACGGGAACACCGACTGTGGATGTGTTAGATATGAGTGGTTACAATACGGGTGTAAGACCAGCATTTACAGGTCAATTCTCAGGTTCAGCTACAAACCCATCATATAACAATGGTGCAGATAGAAAATCTAGATATTACGCATTTAATGGTACAAATCAATTTTTGTATAAAGATACTGCATCAAATATTAATGGTGGAATAACTCAATTTAATACAAATACAGGTACAATTCACGTTTGGGTAAGACCTACAACAACATTAGGTACAACTACAAGACATATTTTTGATTATGCAGGATTTTATGGTTTAGCAATCGAATCAACTGATAGTTCTACTTTAAATAGAGTACAATTTAGAGCAAGTTCATTAGGAAATAGTGGTCAGTTTACAACTTCATTATCGGCAAACGTTTGGTATATGATTTCTGTAACATTCCAACCAAGTGGTACAACAACTGTTTATGTAGATAAAACATCAATAGGAACTTATACATCCGCTGCATTTACCGCACCAGCATCTACTAACTTTTTAACAATAGGTTCAAATAGCGCAAGAACATCATTTTGGAATGGACAAATAGGACCTGTATTATTTTATAACACATTACAAAATTCAACGGCAGTAGGACAAGTATATGATTATTTCTCTCCTAACTACAAATAATAATTTGTTGTTTTGAAAATAATTTTTATATTTATATTGAGATAATAAAATTTTTAAATTAGCATACAAATGGCAGACAAAATAGTATCACCAGGTGTTTTTACAAAAGAAAACGACCTTTCATTTTTACAACAAGGTGTAGCTGATATTGGTGCAGCGTTCATCGGACCTTTTAAAGAAGGACCTTTAGTTCCAACAATTGTTAATTCTCAAGCAGAATTCGAAACTCTTTTTGGAACAGTTGATGATACCTACTACACACCATTAGCAGTACAATCGTATTTAAGAGAAGCAGGAACTGCTACAATTTGTAGAGTTGCGGGTATTGGTGGATATACTGAAACTGCACCTTTATTATTAACAGTAACATCTGGTTCAATATCGGCATCTGTTGGTATTTTATACAATACAGTAAGTGGTTCAAATGCAGGTTTTACTGGAACAACTGTAACTGCAAACGGAAACGGAGATTTCTTAATTTCTGGTTCAAACGCGGGTTTATTATCAGCATCATTAGACCCACAAGATACAAATGATATTGAAGCAGTATTTGGTTTATCCGCATTTGGTTCTAAAAAACCATATGTTTATGGATTCTTCCAAAATGCATATTCAAATCAAGGACAACAAATTGGATATAATGTTGCAGCAACTGCATCGGTAACAGTTTTAGGAAATCAAGCATATACATTTGACGCACAAGAAGCTAAAACACCATTTATCCAATCACAATTGATTTCAGGAGAAAGAACAAACCTTTTCCGTTTTGAAACAATTGGTGCTGGAAATGCAGCAAACTCAAAAGTTAAAATTGGAATTACAAATATTAAAGCAGCAGGTTCTGTAAATGGTACTGATTATGGTACATTCACAGTTGTTGTTAGAGATGGAGCTGATACAAACAAAAAGAAAGTTGTATTAGAAACTTATTCAAATGTAAACTTAGACCCTAATTCTCCTAACTACATCGCAAGAGTAATTGGAGATAGAAAAAGAACTATTGCATCAGACGGTAAAGTAACTGAAAGTGGTGATTGGGTTAATAATTCAAAATACATTAGAATTTCTCAATTAAACGAAAACGCACCAGTTCAAGCAATACCATTTGCACACGCAGCATATCAATTACCAATTTCAACATCTGCGGCAATTGGAAGTTTAATCCCATCTGCATCATTTGTTAGTTCATCTGCGGCAGTATATGGTGGTATTGATTTGGAAGGAAATAATGATAACTCAATTTATTTAAAACCAATTCCTAACGGAGCAGGTGTAGGTGCAAACGTGGCGTTTGGTGTTGATTCTACAAATGGTGGTTCATTAACAGTAGGTTCTACATCGGCACAATTCTTAGTAGCATTCCAAGAAGGTTTTGATGGACAAAATCCTGCAACACCTATCTACAAAGGAGATAATATCATTGCTGGAAACTCACAAGGATTTAACCTTTCTACATCATTATCATCTGGTTCTATTGCATACGGAAAGCACGTATCGGCATTATCTAATCAAGATGAATACGATATTAATATGGTTGTAACTCCTGGTGTTATTAGAAGATTACACACATCTACAACAACTAATATTTTAGATATGGTTGAACAAAGAAGTGATTGTTTCTACATTATGGATACAAATGCATATTCTGATACAGTTTCACAAGCAGTAACGCAAGCAGACGCAATCGATTCTAACTACGCAGCAACTTACTATCCTTGGATTAAAACTATTGATGTAAACACTAACAAATTAATTGCAGTACCACCATCAGTATTATTACCTGGAGTATTTGCATCAAATGATAGAGTGGCAGCTGAATGGTTTGCACCAGCGGGTTTAAATAGAGGTGGATTAATTGGAGCAGTATCCGTTCAAAATCGTTTAACTCAATCTGAAAAAGATACATTATACGATGGAAAAGTAAACCCAATTGTTCAGTTCCCTGGTCAAGGTATTGTAGTGTTTGGACAAAAAACATTGCAAGATAAACCATCTGCATTGGATAGAATTAATGTTAGAAGATTATTATTAACTGTTAGAAAATACATTGCATCTACTTCGAGATATTTAGTATTCGAACAAAATACCGCTGAAACTAGAAATAGATTCTTAAATATTGTAAATCCTTATTTGGAATCAATCCAACAAAGACAAGGACTTTACGCATTTAGAGTGATAATGGATGATTCTAACAACACACCAGATGTAATTGATAGAAATATTATGAAAGGAGCTATCTACTTACAACCAACTAAGACAGCTGAATTCATACAAATTGATTTCAACATCTTACCAACTGGCGCGGCGTTCAACGGATAATTTTAAAAAACCATACTTATTATAGAGAATAACATTTAAATAAAAAGAAAATGCCAGAAATATTAGAATTTGACAAGATATTTTATAAGAATTTTGAACCAAAGCTTGGTAATAGATTCATTATGGAAATCAATGGTATCGAATCATACATCATCAAAACTGCAAGTAGACCAACATTTACTTCTGAAATAGTTGAATTAGACCATATCAACGTAAAACGTAAGATAAAGGGAAAATCTAACTGGGATGATATGAACATCACACTTTATGACCCAATTGTTCCATCGGGAGCACAACAAGTTATGGAGTGGATTAGAACATCACACGAATCCCTAACAGGTAGAGATGGATACGCGGCATTCTATAAAAAAGATGTTACTTTTTATTTGTTAGGACCAGTTGGTGATAAAATTGAACAATGGACAATTAAAGGAGCATTCATTACTTCAGCAAACTTTGGTGAGTTGGATTGGGCTTCAAACGACCCTGTATCAATTGAATTAACTTTAACATTTGATTACGCAGTATTAGAGTACTAAAATTAAATAAAGTAATTGAAATATAAGGGGAGCAGAAATGTTCCCCTTTATTTTTTTAAAAATGTGATATATATTAATAAACACATTAAGTTATATTATGGAAGAACAATTAGAACAACAAGTTACGAGAGGTTTAGGGGTATCCCAAACTACAACTCAAAAAAACTTCCCATTTGCAACGGAAGTTATTTCATTACCATCAAAGGGGTTAGCATATCCAGAGAGTTCACCTTTATCAAGAGGAGAAATAACTCTTAAATTAATGACTGCAAAAGAAGAAGATATTTTAACTTCTACAAATTTAATCCGTAAAGGAATACATTTGGATAGATTGTTAGAATCAATTGTAGTAGAACCTGGTGTTAATATCAATGACCTTTTGATTGGTGATAAAAACGCAATTTTGATTATTACAAGAATGTTGGCATTTGGACCTGAGTATGAGGTTACTGTAACAGATTCTGAATCAGATGAGGATGTAATTATAAAAGTGGATTTATCTAAATTAAAAACAAAAGAAATTGATTATTCTTTATTAAATAGAAATAATGAATATGATTACACTTTACCAAAATCAAAAACTCAAATTAAATTTAAATTACTTAATCATGGAGATGAACTTGCAATTCAAAAAGATGTTGAAGCAAGTGAAAAAATATTGAAACAAGGAAACGAAATTACTACAAGATTTAGAAGAATTATTACGGAAATAGAAGGTAATAGAGATTTAGGATATATCAGTAATTTTGTTTCAAATCGATTATTAGCAATGGATTCAAAAGCATTGAGAAAGCATATTATAGAACTTACTCCTGATTTGGATTTAAATATGGAATATGAAAATTCAATAGGTGAGACGGAGGCTCTCCGAATCCCGTTTGGGGTAGACTTTTTTTACCCTGCCGAGTAACTATTCTGTAGTATTACATCAAACTATTTTTCAAATGGTGTATTATGCTCAAGGTGGGTTTAATTGGCATGATTTATATTTTATGCCAACTAAACTTCGTGAGTTCTATTGGAAAGAATTATTAAAAGCAAAAGAGGAAGAGCGAGAGCAAATTGAAAAATCTAGACCATCAAATGCAAATAATTCATCTAAAACTCGAAGAAGATGATATTTATATAAGTAATATAAATTAAAAGTAAAATCATGTCAAATAGATTATTAAAAGAAGGTATATTAGATAGGTTTTTTTCTTTATTTCTAAAAGCAAAATCACAGAATAAAGAATCACAATGGTTGTCTAAACTAAGACAACAAGACCCGGAACTTGCTGATATATGGTCTAAATGGGATAATCATACAAATGACGCCTTACGTCAATCAAGAGATTCATTAAAAGCTATGGGAGGTGATACTTCAAAATTAGATGCTTTAATTAAAAAATATAGCTAATAGCATATATGGCTACTCCAAAAAAATCTTCTAGTAATAAAACTTCGGTTAAAACACAAAAACAAGCGGAAGCTTCAATAGAAAGTGCTTTTCAACTGCAAACCGAAGCAATGGATAAAAATTCTCCACGATACAAAGTAATTGAGGCACATCATGAAAAAACATTAGGTCAATTAGATTCTATTTATCAAAAAATAAAATTAAATAATGATTTAACAACGGAGCAAGTAAAAGCAGCTAAAAAAGCAGCTGCAAAATATGCTGAATACAAAAAATTACAAGCAGATATATCTCAACAAGTTAAAGATAGATTAATATCAGAAGAAAAAGCAAAAAGTATATTAAATAAATCAAGAGCAGAGTTTGATGGTATGGTAAGAAGTGCAAAACTTACTGGTAAAGAAACCGCTGCATTGCGTAAAGAATTAAAGAGTGTGAGTCAAGAAATGGACTTAGCATCTAAAGCATTTGATAGAACAGAGAAAAAAGCTCAATTATTAAATGCTGCAATGGACCAATTTGGTTCATCAAATATCCCAATGATGCGAGAGTTTTCTCAAGTTCTTCAAGGTATAGCAACCAAAGACCTTGCAGCAGTAAGAATGGCATTAACTGCAGCAGGAGCAGCAGCAGCAGTTCTTGCTAAAAGTTATTTATTTCCTGAAATGAAAGCATCGCAGGATGTGGAGAATGAGGTTAAGCAAATCAAAACTGATAATATTGCGGATATTGCCAAAATTGAAAATAAGCGTGGATTTTTAATTGCAAACAAAGAATTAGAAAGAAGTAAAAACCGTATTGAAACGGAAAATACTGTAAATAGTTTAATAAACGATGCTAATTTTGCATCCCAAAGAGCAGCAATACAATTTTCAGCACAATTGCAAACAGGTGCAGCAGAATTTAAAGCTGCTGCTAAAACCGCACTTTATGGTAAAGGTATAGGTTCAATTGGATATGGTGCAGCACAAATGCAATTAGCAGGTGTAGGTGCAGAAAATGTAGCAGCTTCTTTAACTACTGCAACAAAAACATTGGGTACTAAAGTTTCATCCGATTTTGCAGCTGATATGTCAGTATTGGAAAAAAGAACGGGTCAATCTTCTGAAAATGTATCAAATATGGTATCCTTTTTTAGAAGAATGGGGAAACTTACAAATGAGAGTGCATTAAATATGACGGAGGGTATGCGGGCAATGGCAGATTCTGCGGGTATAGATTTGGGTGGATATATGGAAGAGGTTGCACAAGCATCCAAAGAAGCATTAGGATACCAAATAAAATCAGGTCCTGCATTACAAAAGCAAGTTGCATACGCACAACAATTAGGAGTTTCATTTGGAGATATAGCCAAAGCAGGTAAAAGTATGGTATTGAACTATAAAGATAGTATCAAATCAGAAATGAGTTTATCGGCAATGTTGGGTAGAAATGTAAATCTATCAGAAGCACGTGCTTTATTTGCACAAGGTAAAACTGATGAGGCATTAAAATCTATAAAAGCACAAGGTTTAGACCCTAAGGCAATGAATATGTTCCAACAAGAAGCACTCTCTCAAGCATTGGGTGGTTTAGATTTGGATACAATACAAAAAATTGCAACTGGAAGTGCTACTGATGTAAGTGCACAAACGGGAAATGTAAAAGCAGGAAATAAAGGGTTTTTAAAAACAACACAATCTGCACAATCTACATTAGCATCACAAACGGCAACGATTTCTGCAAATACTGCAGTCATAGATGCTCAATTATCTGGTCAAATAACCGATGCTTATTTAAATTCTAAAGAATATAAAAAATATCAAGCAAGTTTAATAACATTAGAAAAACAACAAACAGTACTAAATCAAAAAGAAGAATTAGGATTTAAAAGGAGTAGTGATTATTTAACACAATTAATTTCAACTGCTAAAAATAATATTGAAAATTTATTTTCAAAAGATAACTTTGCTACTTTGGGTGTTGGACTTGCGGGTGGTCTAGCTGGTAATTTATTAGGTAAAGGTTTGGAAATGGGTATAAACAAATTATTTGGTAAATCTAATCCAATGCCAGTTACAATTGTTGGTGGTCTGACAGATTTGTTTAATAAAAAAACTCCTTCTAAAACTCCTTCTAAAACTCCTGCTAAATCTACTACCAAATCTGCTACCAAATCTGCTACCAAATCTGCTACTAAACAAACCGAAAAACAAGTTTCAAAAGTAGCTGAAAAACAACTTGCAAAACAAGCTGAAAAACAACTTGCAAAACAAGCTGCAAAACAAGGTGGAAAGACAGCAGCAAAAGCTTTGGGAAAAACTTTACTTAAAAAAATACCATTTTTAGGATTAGGTGCTGCATTATTATTTGCAGGAGAAAGAGCAATGGCTGGAGATTTAGCGGGTGCAGGATTAGAAATAGCAAGTGGTGGAGCATCTATGCTTCCTGGATTTGGAACTGCTGCTTCTATTGGAATAGATGCAGCATTAGCAGCTAGGGATATGGGGGCATTTGATAGTAAAAACCCAACTGCTACTGTTAAAAAATCAGGAGTAGTTTCTGCAAAAGCGGCTCCTACGGCATCAAAACCATCATTGGTATTATCAGATGTTCAATATCAAACAAGATTACAAATGAAAATGGTTGAATTACTTGGTACAAGTGCTACATTATTACAATATATTTTGTTAGAAAATGACTCAAAACAATTCAACGCCGGAGATATTAATACAATGAGATTGAGTAATCAATTAATGGTTAATGCTAGAAAACAAATGGCAGTTGGAAGAAAAGAAGTAGCAGGTACAAATCCATCTATGAATTAAATTTGAATAACTTATATTTATAGTAAATCAATATATTATAAATGCCTACAATAGCAGAATTATTTAAAAATCAACAAAATGATTTATACGATGATGAAAAAATCCGTATAGAAAGTAGAGGACTTATTAATCCACCACGAGCTGCAGCTTTATTAGCATCTTCGCCAAATTCACTTGGTGATTTAATTGGCGGGCAATTAGCAGGTGCTATTGGAGGAACTGCAAATAGACCATCTGATACTATATTCAAAGGAACTGGCTTTTTTAGAAAACCTGTAACACTAACCGCATTTACAGAAGCAGGTTTAAGAGATACAGTAGATGCTGGTACAAACTATTATATAAAACCAAATCCATCTCCCCCATCTGTAATAGGTCAATTATCACAAGGTGGTACATCGGCAAAAGGTGTTGCTACTAATTTAGCAATAGGTGCTTTAAATAAATATGGTAGTCCAAAAAAATTAAAAGGTTTATTAAAAAATGCAGTAAGTAATCGACTTGATGAAGATTATGGTACTCAAAACCAAATAGTAAAAGAAGGTGGAGACCCATTAGATTATAATAAAAAGTTTTCCAAATATAAAGAAACATATCAATATAGTGCTAATCCTCTTATTTTTAAAGGATTTGCTCCAGATGAAATTGGAAGAGTTTTAGGTACTGATACTCATATTAAAACTTTATCACAAAGACCTGGATTATTTAAATGGGACCAGGGGCAAGAATATGTAAATAAAACCGTATCTATTGAAGACTACAATATTAAAAATAAAATAAAAGAATATAGAGATGTAAACCAAATTTGGGTTTTATTTCAAAAATATGGTAAAAGTACTGTAGTTCCATTTGCAGGTTCAATAAGTGGTATAAGTGAAGATATACAACCTGAATGGTCAAATTTTAGATATGTTGGTAATCCATTTAAAACATATAGATACCAGGGAGTTGAAAGAAGTTTAAAATTTAATTTAAAATTATATTATACAAAAGCTGAAGAAAAACAAGCAATGATTTCAAAGATTAATTATTTAAAATCATTAACTTTTCCTGATGATAAAATTTCTGAAATTAAATATGGTGGTAGTGCAACATCGCAATATGCTTTTTCACCAAATTTAGTATATCTTTCAATTGGTGATTTATACAATAAAGCATTTGGATATATTGAAAGTTTATCATTTAGCATAGATGATAATGTAACTTGGCCAAATGCTGATGCAAACGGAAATAGTGAAGGAACAGGACTATACGGTTTATTTGGCATAAAAAAGGATAATACGTTATATCCATCGGTAATAGATGTTTCAATTAGTATGAAATTAATTGAAAATCACAAAACTGAAAAAGTTGGAACTGTTACTAAATATAAATATGATTTTGATGGAAATACATATAATGAAGATGTATATAAAAATAAAATTGGAATGAAAGAAACCCCATTTGTAATAAAAGAAACAGACAAAAATGTAGAGGAAACTAATCCAGGATTCTTTCAAAATACATAACAATGGCAAATAGATACCAATATACAACTCAATTAACAACAAATAATACTAAAAGAAAGTATTTAAGTTCTGTTATATATCCAAAAATAAAACCAACTGATAATGATATGTATGTAATATCAGAATCAGCCGATAGATTGGATATATTAGCAAGTAAATATTATGGTGATAAATCTTATTGGTGGGTTATTTCAATTGCAAATAATTTAAACGATGCTTCATTTCATATACAACCGGGTCTTCAATTAAGAATACCATCAGATTTACCAACTATTTTAAGAGATTTTGAAAAAATAAATAAATAAGTTATGCCAGCAATGCCATATATTCAACCCCTACCAAAGTGGATTGAAACAGAATTAGAATCAAGAGCTAGTGACCAAGCTAGATTAATAAAAACAAGACCATTTGTTATATTATCATCTCCTGCAGTTGTGACCAATACACCACATAGTAATGAAACTATTGTGAGTGAAGAATATAATGGAAAATATTACGGATGTGTTTTATCTAATACAACAGATATTAGTAAATTATATCAAACTGGTAATAGTATTATAGGATACGATTTAAATGGAAAAGCAATTGAAGTAACTGGTGAAACAAACAGAAAACTATCAGTACCATTAATTATTGATTTACAAATTGAAGATGGTGGTGAAAATGCGGTTCTAAAAACTGCAAAATTAAACATAAAAGTATTTTCATTAAAACAATTAGAAATGTTTGAGATGTTTTTTTTAAGACCAGGTATGCAATTGGTTTTAGAGTATGGAAACAATTCAGATTTAACTACTAAAAATATTGATATACAAAATAAAATGTTTCCAAAAATAAGTTGGACAGATTTTGTAGAAGAATTTGTAAAAAGATACTCACCTTTGGATTCTAAATGGGCAGATAATAAAGATAAATATTTAAAAACATTAGAAGATACAAAAGGTAATTATGATGTTTGGACAGGTAGAGTTCAAAGTTATAGTTTTTCCATTGATGCAGATGGAACATATAATGTAAATTTAGAAATAAATGCAGGAAATGAATTAGCATCCCAATTACTTAGTCAAACTCCAACGGAAGAAGGAAAAAAAACTGCAAAAGTAGTAAAGGGTGATTATAACTCATATGTTGCAAAACTGGCAGAAGATATTGACGTAAAATTACTTGATTTTAAAAATGATAAATCTTTAGAAAAAGAATTTTTTAATTGGGGTATAGAAAATAAAAAAGCAGAAGATAATACAATATCAAAAACACCATATATTTCAGTTAGATTAATATTAAAAATTATAAATACATTAAATCTTTCAAATAAAATAGTATATGGTAGTTATACTGACGAAAAAGATACTAGAATAGATGTACTACCTGTATCAGCTGCGAAATTTATGATGTCATCTAATGAAAATATTATTTTTCCAGGAACATTACCTAATATAGTTGTAGATAAGGATAAAATTAAAATTATTTCAGATGAAGTTGATGACCTCAAAAATCCCAAAAAGAAAACATTTAAAGTTTCTCCTGGAAAAGAATCTAAAATAAACGATTATTCATTTATTTTAGATGAAAGTGGTAGAAATATTTATAATTTTAATTTACCAACAGATACAACTAATATAGAATTACCTGCTTATACTGGAAATTTATTAAATGTATTTATAAATTATGATACATTTGTTTCTTATAAAAAAAACTCAGTTCAAAATTCAGATTTATTAACTAATATTTTAAGTTTGATTCAAATGAATATGTATGGTTATTCTTATCTTGAATTGGCAACTCCGGATAGTAGTACAGGTCCAAATACTGGATTAACAATTATTGATAAAAAATTACCAAAAAAATTTACTAATAACGATAAAACATCGGCATATAGATTAAAAATTGGACCAACTAACTCAATTGTACATACATTATCATTTGATTTTCAAATGGATGATTTAATGGCAGGTCAAACTTTATATTCAACCAAATTAGGAATTTCAGAAGCGGAAGATAAAAAATTTTCTAGTCAACAATCTGATAATATAAGATACCCATTAAATTTAGCTACAAGTGCAAATATGGAATATTTTAAAAATAAAGATGGGTTACATTCTATAAATCCAATTGAAGTTAAAATACAAAAACAACTACATAGAAAAAAAATAGAAGAAGATGCTAAAATAGCAAAATCAGCCAAACCACCAACTAAAGCGGAAAATGAGAAAAAAGCAGCAGCTGAAAAAATAGAAGAAGGTCAAAAAAAAACACAATTAGGAGAAACTTTAAATGCAAATTTTGTTAGATTTAAGTTAAACGATACAGATAAAACAACTCATAATTTAATATATAAAGATGAAGGATTGTTAAAAAATTATTTAGTAAAAGAACCACAACCAGATACAGTTTTAGTTTCAGGATTGGATGTTACGATTGCAATTGATGGATTAGCAGGTTTTGCTACTGGAGATTATTTTTTTATAGATGGTATTCCAGAAATATATAATGAAAACGGAGTATTTCAAATTACATCAATACAACAAGGAATTAACAACGAAGGGTGGCTAACTACTATTGTAGCAGGTTGGGCAAGAAAACAATAATTATAATGTACACAGATTTAATTAAAAATAAAAAATTACCATCATTATTTATACCACAGACGATTGTACCATCGCCAACTGAAAATGATTATACACAAGGTTTTGTAGAAAGATTTTTTACTCAAAAAGCAAATGATATAAATGGTTTTGTTTATGAGATAGACCAAAAAACGTATATAGAATTATTAAAAAATCCATACTGGTTATCTGAAAGTATTTATTGGAGAATAAAAGGACCATTAGATATGGTATATAATGATAATGGTATGGTTATAGATAAAGGAGTATTCAATGCAAATACTGCATCTATACGATTGGGTGCAGAAACAATAAAAAATTTAGGATTATATTTACCTAATATCTTACAATTTTATAAATAAATTTTGAAATATGAATTATTTTTTGTATCTTTGTAGATATGAATATAATTGAAACAGATAAAGATTTACACTTATTAAATCCAGAGGAGATTTTACTGATAGTTCCTGTATGGAGTTCTCAAAGGGGGCATCAATCAATGTTTCCAATTTCATTTGTATATATAAAAACCAAAGATACGGATTTTATTTTAAATTTCCAACACATCGATGCAGATTCCGTTACACCATTCCCAATATCTAAACTTTGCAACCCAAACACATTAGTATTAGGAAACCGATATATCCAATCAAACGGACTTGATTATGAGTGGGTATATTTTGAATCAGTAGGTAAACCTTTTGTATTTAATGATTTTGTAGAAACTCTTTTTAAGGGGTATAGAAACGATTATCTTTTCAACAATGACTGTATTCCTCTTATGAAGTGGTACGAACTCTTAAAATCAATACCTGAAGGTTTTGAGATAAAGGATTGGTATCGTAAGTATTCAGATTCCATTTCTCTATTAGGAAAGGTGGAAGGGGCGGGGGTTCAAGTCGAAGTGGAAAATTTTATTGATAGATTTAGCTTCGATTGCAGATACATTAATGAGGGTAGGGTACACACACAATACAATCCATATACTATTACGGGTAGACCATCCAATAGACACTTAAATGTAAATTACTCTGCTCTTCCTAAAGGTGATGGGAGTAGGGGAACTATCATAAGTAGGTTTCAGGGGGGAACTTTAATTGGATTTGATTATGAATCTTACCACATCCGTTTAATCGCGGGGTTGATAGGGTATAAGTTTCCAACGGGTATATCTGCTCACCAATATCTTGCAAACCTTTATGGGACGGATTACGATACGGCAAAGGGATTAACATTTAAATATCTTTACGGAGGTTTGGACGACTTTGCGAGAGGAATACCATTCTTTCAAAAAGTAGATTTATACATAGAAAGTTTGTATCAACGGTATGTAATTTCGGGTAAATTAACGACACCTTTATTTAAAAGGGAAATTAATCATAATCGAATCGAATTACCGAATCAACAAAAAATATTTAACTATCTTCTACAAGCTTTAGAAACTGAAATAAACTATATGAAGATGGTAGAGATGTTGGAGTTTATGAGTCCAATGCAATCAAAAATTATTTTATATACCTATGATGCGTTCTTAATCGACACTCACCCATCCGAAAGAGATAAAATTTTGAAACTCCTACCGACCATTATGGAAAAAGGTGGATTCCCTGTCAAAGCAGATGAAGGAACGAATTACGATAATTTGGTTCATTTACAATAAACTTTTATATTTATAGAATATACAGAAACACAAATAAATTATGTATCCAAATTTTGAAGAGATATTAGAGGAGTTAAGTTATAAGGTAGGAATTGTTGATTTAACAAACGAATCCCACAAACAGATATTAATAAAACTTTTAAGAGAAAGAGGTATAGATTCTGCACAACAACTTACAGATAGAGCATCTGTTGTGTTTGAGTATATAAAAGAAGCAACCAAACCAGATAAAGCACTTGCAGCAAGGTCTAAAGAAAGTGGGAAGTTGATTTACTTTGGTAGTAAAGAAGCAAAAGCAGATGCATTAAAAGCAGGAACACATACAGACCCAACTCAGCCTACAAAACAATCAGAACCAAAACAAGCTCAAAAGTTAAGTGGTAGTGATTTTCAATCATCTGCAGAAAAAGATGCAAAACCAACACCTGAACCAACTCCTGCTCAATCAGAACCAAAATCTGAACCTGTAAAATTAACATCTCGTCAGAAAGAAATTACACAATCTTTAAATAACGGAGATATTTCAGAAATCATTAAATCATCGGATGAACAAAATGATTTAAGAGATTTAGGAATAGCAGGACCAGGTGGTGCAGTTGCATCGCATGGTGAATCAACATTGACACGTGGTGCAAATCAATTTATAGGTGATGGTTTTTCAAAATTTAAAGAAGATAATGCCGAAGCGATTGAAGTTGAAAAACAAAATATTCTTGCAACAGAGAAAGATAATAAAAAGAAAATCAATGAAGTTGCCAAACAATTAGGTCTTAAATTACCAGAAGATAAAGATAAAGCTATTGATTATATTGCGCAAAGAAAAGTATGGGGAGATTTAGAATTGGAAAAATTAAAAGTAAATCCTAAATCTTTGTGGTATAAAGGTGGTAATAAAGGACTTAGACAAGACCCGGCTATGCATAGAGCTTGGGCAGATGCCAGTTTTGATGGAGCACATGCCACATTGGATGCCATTAGAAACCATAGTAATATAGATGAATCACAACCACATCATGTTATTCAATCAAACCCAAAAGAAGGAGAGCATGATGTAGCAATTAGAGCACACTTACAAGATAAATACGATGAGGCAAAACAATCTGGAAATGCAGATGATATTGCTCATTACAAAAAAGAAATCAAAGCATTTGATAAATTAGGATTCCATGATACTATGGTAATCGGTAAAGATAAAAGTAGTAGAACTACCATATTACACATTACAAATAAAAAAGCAAATAATTTAAAAGATATGTGGGCAAACACTACTCCTGAGTATATGTTGGCTAGTATCATAAAACAGTTTGGTCCAGAAGTATCCGAAGCAGTAGTAACTTTTGCAAAAGATGGTATTGAAAGATGTAAAGACGGTAAGCAAGCAACTAACAGAGCATTTGCATCTATGAATATTGATGAAAATTTTGTTAAAGTTAGTGAAACAGAAGAAATGAAACCATATACAGATGCTTTAAGACAGCATGTAGGGTTTAATAAATTTGCACAAGAAAACGGTATAGATTTACAAAAAATATCAACTGCAGAACTTCTTGCGGCAACTCAACAATATATGAAATCGGAAGAAGCAAAAGGTAAAACTGTTGGTTATAAACCATTTGGTAAAGTTCTTACAAAAGTTGGTGAGTTTGCTCAGGTTACAAAAATGAAACAAAAATATCCTGATATAGATTTAAATTCAGAATCAGTATCATTGGCAGTTAAGAACAAAAACGATGAAAAAGATTTAGTTGCAGCGGTTCATACTGATATGGTAGATGAAATTAGTAAAGCTGATAAAGAAAAAGGATTTCCAGATAAAGATGGAAATAATGGTCCTCACACAGAAGCATATATTACAACCGTATTTCATTCAATGCACTTTGACTTAATGGTTGAAAATTTTGATGGTAATTTAGCAGCAGTAACTGGTATTAGAGATAGTGTTCCTGCTGATTTTAGAGGATGTTTAGCAGAATTAAGTGGATTTAAAGGAGATATTGAATCAGAAGAAGGAAGAGCAAAATTAAATCAACACCTATTAAAGAAGTGTAAAATAAACGCAACTACTGGATTTATTGAAATTACAAGTCCAAACGGAACAGTTTCATTAGCAGAAGATAGTTGGAGAACATCGGGTGAAAGTAAAAAAGTTGAGAAAAAATTAGGTGATGGATTAAGTCAATGTGTTGCTTCAAAAGTAGATAGTAGAAAAAGTAGTAAATAAAATCGTTTTTAGTTTGTAATTTTATATTTATCCTTAAAGTTAATAAACTAATAATAGATGAATACACAGTTATTATGTCTCTTTACTACCAAAGAAGAACTAGATAAATCATTAGAATTCGTTCTAAATCAATATATACTTACAAATCCAAATGTTTTCGTATTAGAAAGCAAAACAAACGTGGGAGAACTTTATATTACATTTAATGTAGAAAAGGGTTCTTTGGCTATTCCATCTGTGTGGAAAACTATTTTAGTTCATAGAAAAAAACAATCCAATACAATCTACACTATCAACGCACTTAATGAAGTAGTTAAATCAAAAACAGGTGGTATGTTAGATAATACTTATCAGTTAGAGTGGGATGAATACAAAAACTGCATTATCACAACATCTCCAAACGGATACAAAAAAATTCCTACAAAAGTTTTTAAAGCAATTAATATAGATAATTTGGAAAAGTAAAATATTTTCCGTATATTTGTATTAATGAAAGCAGAAAAATTC